TGAAGCCGATACGCTCATTAGCAAGATGCAGGGTTTGCTTGGCGTTGATCCGACCAAAGCGATGACCTACATGGCTACCATCCAGAGCTTGGGCACTTCGTTTGGTCTGACCAGCGACAAAGCATATATTCTGTCCAAGAATCTGACCCAGCTTGCCTATGACGAAGGTTCCTATTGGAACAAAAACGTTGCTGAAACCTTTACTGCAATGTCCTCCGCAATCTCTGGCGAGATTGAGCCTATTCGCCGTTTGGGCGTTGATCTGTCTCAGGCACGGTTGCAACAGGAACTTCTTGCTTTGGGCTTTAACAAACAGGTTTCTAGCCTGTCTCAGGCAGATAAGGCAGTTTTGCGTTACATTGCCATTATGAAGCAGACTGCCAACGTGCAGGGCAACCTTGCACAGACCATCCAGAGCCCTGCGAACCAGATTAAGATTCTGAAAGCGCAGTTGGATATGCTGGCGAAGTCTGTTGGCTCTTTGCTCTACCCTGCCATGAAATCTATTCTTCCCCCGCTGATTGCCGCCGTTCAGCTCATTCGGGAGTTCGTTCAGTGGGTTGCAAAGCTGATGGGTGTGAAGGTCGTGTTCACTGATTTCACCAAGAGCGCTGACAGTGTTGGTGGCATTGGTGACGCAATGGATGACACAACCGATTCGACAAAGAAAGCCGCAAAAGCCCTCAAGGACTACACGATGGGCTTTGATGAACTGAACATCATTGACCCAACACAGGGAAGCTCCGGCTCTGGCAGCGGTGCATCCGCTGGCAACATCTTGGGCGATGTAGACCTGTCCGGTTACGATATGTTCAAGCAGTACAACGAAGAGTTTGCAAAGCAGATTGATGCTATCAAGCAGAAAATCAAGGCTATGCTTCCTCTTATAGCGACTGTAGCAACCGCTTTTGCCGCTTGGAAGCTTACAAATCTTATTACGGATATTGTGGACGCTATCTCCAAAATGAACGCGCTGAAATCCATTGTTTTGGGTCTTGGTGTTTTTACAGTGGGCATCGTCCTTGAGATTACAGGCATTAAAGACGCGATTGAAAATGGCGTAAATGGAAAAAATTTTGCTGAAATTGTTCTTGGCGCTTTGATTGGGACTACAGGCGCAGCCATTCTTGGCAAAGGAATTGCTCAGTTTATCGTGACCGGCTTTGGCAATACTGCTGTTGGAGCGGCCATTAAAGCAGCTGGCGGCTCTACTGCTGGCGCGATTATTGGAGCAGCAGTTGGCGGAGTAGTAACCGGCATACCTATGTTTGTAACGGGCGTTTATGATGCTGTCAAGAATGGCTTAAACACGTTAAATGGAATTTTGATTCCGCTTGGCTCGACAATGACTGGCGCAGGTATTGGTGCAATTATCGGCTCTCTTGGAGGCCCGATTGGTACAGGCATCGGTGCGTTGATTGGTTTGATTGTTGGCGGTCTGACCGATGTCGGTATTGCGATTTATCAAAACTGGGATAAAATTACAGAATCTCTCGACAAGGCAAGCGAGAGCTTAAAAAACTGGTTTGTAGGCGTTGGCGAGTGGTGGAATGAAAAGTGGCAAGGGTTCAGCGCTAACTTTCAGACTGCATGGGAAAGCCTGCCTGGGTTTGTTCAGCATCCGATTCAGGCGCTTGACCAAGCGAGTGCAGGCTTGAAGCAGTGGTTTGTCGGCGTTGGTGAGTGGTGGAACCAGAAGTGGGCTGGATTCAAAGAAAACTGGGACAAGGCTTGGAACAGTTTGGTTGATACGATCAAAAATCTCCCCGCAAAATTTTTGGACTATGGCAAAAACATCGTTCAGGGCTTGATTGATGGCATCAACAAAGGCATTGAGAACGCAAAGAAAACTGTTGGTGGACTTGCAAAAGCCATCATTGACAAGTTTACAACTGATACTGATATCAATTCTCCTTCCAAGGTTTTTGAACAGTTTGGTATCTATATCGATCAGGGCCTTGCAAACGGTATCACTGAAGCACTTCCTTACGTTGAACAAGCTATGACCAATCTGGCGAACGTTGTTCAGCAGAAGGGCAACGAAATGATTGACTATGGCACGACCACCGCAACGAATTTTGTTGATGGTTTTTTCAACGGTCTGGACAGCAAGTGGCAAGAACTTGATTCCGGCTTGCAGAATGACT